CTTTTCTACTTGTTGAAGTCTTTCTTTGTATTCTTCAACAGTTTCGTCTTTCTCAGCAATGACTGCTTGATACTCAACTTCATCTACGGCACTGAAGCCAAAATCATCATCTGCATATTCTGCTAAAATTTTATTGATGTCGTAACTCATTTGTCCCACGCTTTCTGTGCTGTAAAGTTTTTGTGACTGAACTCTAATCTATCCACCAATTTCAATGCTTTGCCGAGATGATCAACGGCAACAAATCCTTCTGGAGCCGTAATACGAAAACCGTCATCGGTACGTACAAACGTGCCGATGCTCCTAATCGTTTCAAGTTTGCGGATAATCATTAACTTGGCATCAACAATCAGATTCATCAAATCAAATATTTGTTTTAGTTGTATTGAATTAGAACGATAGAAACGCATCACTTCATTTTTCTCTTTAATGCGTTTCTGTTTTGTATCTTCCTTCTTTGCTGCAAGAACTTCTTTGTTTAGTTTTGCTTCGACCCAGTTTATAAGTTCTTGTGTGTGTTTTCTAGTATCAAGAATTTTTTTACCTTCACGAACTTTGGTATTGTTGAACGTTTTGATTTGTGTCAGATAAGTTTCTGATGCTGCAATACGATTCAATGTCAGTGCAGGTATTGTTTGAAACACACGACCTGCTTGTGAAAGAATTGATGTAATCTCTGCTGTTTCTTCATCAGTGAATGTTGCAGAGCCAGATGCGTCGGTAAATGATGCATCACGAAACCAAACATCTTTAGTTGTTTTCAAATGTCCAATGTCAATGTTGAACGATGCTTTCATTGTCTCAAGTGTTTTACCAGAGTATGATGTATGGAATACCACGCCAATTTGTGCAGCAAGCATTGTTTGTGCCAACTTTGATTTTGTTGGGACTGCATATACGATTGTATTTGGTTGAAAGATGATATAATCTTCTCCATCGATTGTCTCATGTTTGATATCTCCCTTAGAGAACATCATATCACCCTGCAAAACACCTTTGATACCTAACTTAGGTAAAAATGCTAATGCAAGTTTTAGTTTTTGATTGAGTCCTTCACCCGGATGATTCTCGTCAATATCATCATCAGTATAATTCAATTTTGCATTTTTTGCAAACACTGATTTAGTGCCAACAAAAAACTTACCGTTTTCTGGATTTGTACCTGCAAATATAGCTGGTGCACCATCCCATTTTGTAGTCACATTCATTTTTGTGCCTGTGTGACCTGCAAGCATATTGCGTAAAGAACGTAGAAAATCTATTGCTTCACGTGCACCAGTAACTCCATTGTTTAGTACATTATCTTCAAGATGTTCTAGATGAACATTCTTGCCTTCTTTACTCTCTTTTAGATATTCCATGAATTTCATTTTATGATATTTTTATGAATGGTCCGAAAGTATCGTAACCCCTTATGTTTTTCTTTTGTGCTAAAAATGACATATCAGTTATCAAAGAACGCATTTTCTTTTCATCTATAGAAAGAAGAAAATGTAAAAATTCAAATCCCATCAGTTTACATGTAGCATTTGTGGCAAAAGTTCCACCTTTGTTAAATGCATCAGCAACATTTATAACAAAATCTGGATAATCTACACCAATATCTTTAACATTGTTTTTCACTTTAGTAAACATTGTTTTGTATTTTTTACCTTTTTCCAAATTATCCATAAACTCTTTTGTCGTTCTTGGATATTTGTTATAATCATTTACAAAAGCTCCACGTTGAATTTTATTGACTAATGCTTCAACAAGTTCAACCGGAACTTTACCACCCCTTGCTGCACCCTTCCCTTTAATTGTCAATTCAAATTTTAAATTACTACCTTTAGTGCTTTCTGAAGAGTTTGCTTTAATTTGAAAGTTGTATCCATCACCACTATTTAAATCTTCTGCCAATACTCTAACATCTTGTGTGAAAGTTCCTTTTGATGTTGCTAGTTTTGATATAGCAAAATTACAAACAAAATCTTCTTTAGGATCAACTTTAAAAGAATCAGCCATCGTATCTATTAAGAATTTATTCTCTTCAACCTTTTCTTTTACTTTATCAAAGTTGACTTCTTCTATATGTGCTCCACTGTCAGTTAATTTCAATGATATACCAACAACTTTTGGATTTGTTCCTGTTAATAAATCAATTAACAAAGAATTTAATTTCAAAACACCCGCTCTAATATAATTATCAAGTTTATCATCTTTGAATTTTGATGCGGCTACTTTATAATCATCAACATTTTTTAAACCATCTTCAATAAATTTTTCTATCTGTTGTTGAGTTCCTTTGATAGCCCAAACGTCTGCTGGATTCCACGTATCTTTTTTGGATATGTTGAATTTCACATTGATTAATTTACTTATGTAATCCATGAAGCCACCATCTCGTTCAAATCTTTGAAATGTGGAATTTGAATATTTCTTTAATAAAACTTTTTGACTGAAATAAAATGAATTTAACCAATCGATATAAGGAAAATCTCCGCCGTTTCTAATTTCAAAAATTTCTTTTAATTTAGGCAATTCATCTTTAAATGTTTCCAATAGCACATCTTCTGGCAAAACTTTTTTTGTCAAGACAACTTTATTGACTTTTAATTTTGTCATGGCATCATTCAATTTTTTATCGAAATCAACATTTTCAACCAATGACCTTTCAAAAATATAAGCAGCACCTCTTTCTTGCCAAGCAGTTTTTGCTGTTGGAACTTTACCAGCACCTTTAGATTCTTTATATAAGATAGTTAAAGGTTTTAACTGAGGAAAGTATTTTTTAAAATCTACTATAGTTGCTTGAAATGAAGAACCCGCAACAGCCTTAGATTCAAAATCTACTTTTTCTTTTTTAAGTGTGGCTTCAAAATCAGTTCTGAATTCTAATCTTTTGTTGACTTTAAGTATAACCTTAGTTTGAGATTCGAACTTAAATTCTGGAGTTTGAGCAGACAATTTACTATTATCATTGATAACATCAATGATTAACTCTTGGTATATTGATTTTAATTGTTGTGGTGTCATAGTTTTTTCCCAATTTACTTATTTATCTTATCTAAGAAATGCCTCTAAACTGCTCTTTTTATTGAACTCATAGTCGGAATTTCCTTTACGGAATGTCCATACAGGTTCAATAAACACACCTTCCAGTTCCTCAGAATTTGGTCTGGCCATCATACGCATACCAATTTTACCAACATAATTAGAGTCTGGTAGTGCGGCAAAATGTTCTACCATGTCATCACAGAGATTCAATCTTACACCATTCTTTGCTCTTGGTTCGATAATATTAATCATCATGAATCCATTTTGTCTAATTGTGGGCCATACCATCTCTGTCACTTTGAAGAAGAAATCGTATTTCCATCGGTCGAATGAATTATATCTTGACCATGACTGTTCCGATACTGCTTCTGTGTCTGAGGCATATTTCTCAGTTTCAAAGTATGGTGGTGAAGTAAAGTACAAATCAAATGTGTCGTTGTATAAAGACCAATTCACATCTTCTGATGGTTTACGCCATATTTTGACTATCTTTTTACCATGACATTCAAAATAATTTTCCTGTTCGATTATCTCAGGGGTACCACCTAGAATCTTTTCATATTCCACACATTGTTTCTTATAAACTTTAAACACATCTGGATTTGGGTCGCAACCAACATATAGTTTAGTATTTGGTGTACCATAGAAGCCTGCAAGTCTGTCACCCCAGCCACATGATGTGTCAAGAATATTTTCGGCACGATGACGTTCATACAATGCTTTAGCAACTGATGGTTTGAATTGTGTTGCAGTGTATGTGCCTAATCTGAACCCTGTACGAAATGCAGCATCATCAATACCACTATCTTCCATGACACCAGCCCTCCAAAAGTGCCAATTCATCTTTGCTAATTTACTTTCATTATACCATATTTCCATCGGTGAGTCAACTGAATTTGACCCACACTTCATACGGTTTTCTTGTTGATAGTAATCTGATATGTCATTATAATAATGAGTCTTGTCAATCACACCCAATGGTTTGTCAGCATATTTGTATTTGTAATCATATCTTTCTAACACAACATCAAAATCTTTATACAACTTGTCCATTGATGTATTATAGAAATCATAAAACAATTCACGCATGTCTTGTTTATCAATAATTTTCAATGGAAACTTTGTACCTGCTTTCGTGATGAAACAGGCTAATGAATCTCTGATATCATCTTTTTCATATTTACTGATAAGGTCATTCCATTCCTCTTTTGTTAGAGTAGGAATTTTTCTTTCATTTTGATGTTCTGCAAAGATGTTTACAATCTCACTCAGAATCATACTTTGAAACCTCCAAACTTATCATTAGAACGTCTTTCACGTTCACCAAACGTGTTCAATGGTTTGTCATCAACTTGACCAGAATCCACCAAATCTTCCTGTGCTGCCTGTTCAACATCATACAGTTTCATTTTGGCTCTGTCAATACCAACGACAAATCTTTTGAAATAGTTAGGATCATTGTAACGATTCTTTAGTTGCTTAATTAGTATCTGATTCAATTGTTGCAACTCTTCGGTACTTATCAAAGCAAACATAAAATCTGCTGTTGCTGGTAGCCCGAACGACTCAGAAGTATCTTCCAGACCG